TTAGCTTGCTTGTGAGGCGGATTCTGACGTCGTTTCGGCATTTGGTTGCGCATTGGTATCCAAATTAGCCGCTAGCGATGACGCTAAAGTGGCTGCTGAACTAGCCGTGGCCGTGTCACCAACTGCCGCCGCACTAGCTGCTTGACTGTAAGCCGCCACTACTGCCTGTGATGCTTGGGCTTCGGCTTGACTAGCCGCCGCTGAGTTAGCTGCTTCAATCTTAGCTTGAGCTTCCGCCAAAGCTTCCACGACCGTTTGTTCCGTATAAGCTAACGTGCTCGACTTGGTCTTGATCGTGTTGCCGGTATCTTCCAAAATAGAATTATCCGTAATTACCCCGACAAAGGCTAGGATTGCCCCCACGGCGGTAATCACTAATACAACTGCATTAGCGTCAATCTTGACACCAAAGAAGACCGTTGCGACAGCTAAGCCAATAATCAACACGGACCCGATAATCTGGGCCCAATAAGCAGGCTTCTTGTAGTTAGCTTTGAGTGTTGCCTGAATTACATTTAAAAATTTTGTCATTGTTTTTCCCTCCTAAAGGAACTTTTCTGCGATGTAAATAACTAACGTGACGAGCACGCCACTAACCAAGACACCGATCAACCAATTTTGAATGGTTGTCACACGGTCAATTTGATGGCTAGCTTCGATGGACTTGGCCAGTGCCTTGTCCGCTTTGTCGCCAATATCGTCAACTTGATTCAATTTTTCTTCGATGTTCTCAACTTTTGTTTTGGTGGCGGCCACATCCTTTTGAATATCCATTAATAACTTGGTTGTATCGTCGTATTGTGCCATTACCGCACCACCAATCGCTGGCCAGGATAGATAGTAGTATAAATTGACTTTCCATTCTGGCTAGCTAGTGTAGTCATGCTCAGGCCATTGCGTTGTGCAATTGTCCACCAGCTGTCACCGGACTTGACTGTGTAATACGTATGACTAACCAGCTGACCAGTAACTCGCTTCCCGTAGTCATGACCATTAGTGACGCCTAACTTGATGAAGGCGTATAGGCCATTTGAACGAGTGTAGCGTGCCCATACATAGTCGTGTTCAATAATGACCGCATTGTAAGTCACACTTTCACCCTTGTAATAGGTGGCTACTTGGCTTACCTTATCTGAATCCGTGTAACGAACAGCTAGTGTCCGATTAGGATAGAACACCCCTCGCTGGTTGTATTTAACGACCTTAAAGCTGGCCTTCTTAGCTGCCTGAGCCTGCTTAACGTTGGTTTGAGCTTGTTTCTTACTAGCAGTCGTATAGCCTGATTTAGTGATCCCTGTTAAATCGACATTGCCGTCTAATCCGCCTGCTTTATACATTGAAGTAAACTGAAAGATAGCCACACCGTCCATTGATGGGAAGTAGTTATAATCAGGGCTAGTTCTAACCAGATAATCCGGATATTCAGGTACCCATAAACAACTACCGTATGCCTTCAAAATCAAGCTCACATTAACATGATAATTGAGGTAAGCTTTACCGGAATACAGCATCGGCGTATAGCCAGCGTCTTTAATCAGCTTCATCTGAGCTAGAATGACATTAGTATTGGCTGTCACGCTATTAGAAGCACCGTCCTCATAGTCCAACGCCACAATGCTGCCCTTGGGCGTCCTAACACGTGGCAAGTAATAGGCCATCATCGCCTTGGCATTGGTCATATTGCCACCAACACCATCCCACAAATAGGTGTGTACCCGTTTACCAGCCTGTTGAGCCGATTTAACTTGACTGGCATAAGTGGTCTGAGGGATATTAGTCCCACCATAGAAGCCACCTGCTTGTGAGAATACAAACTTATCGGTGCTATAGCCGAATGTCCCACTATTACCGTTATACTTAGACCAATCAACCCCCTGTTCCCGGCTAGTTGAAGCCTGACTGGTAACATTGACCATTAAAAAGGCCATAAAAATGGCGCCCATCATTAAGATGAGTGCCTTTAACTTGTGTTTATTCAATTGTCTACCTCCTAATTTAGTTTGCTGTTGCGGTTAGCTTCTTCCATGTTAATGATGTCCCCTCTATAAACAATTGGTAGGAGCTATACCCGCCAGTGGTGTTTGTGCCAAAAATGCCACCACCATAACCAGAAGTAATCCAAACAATCCCTCTTAGCGAATCGTTACTTGGGTTGTTTGTTGCGCCGGTCTGAATATAACAGGTGTATAAACCACTTGGTAAAGAAAGTAATTTATTCGTCACATCAACGCCAGTTGCATTAGGAATGCTCAAAATATAACTTCCGTTATCGTTAGTAATTTTTCGTTTCTGAAAGTTAGTAGTGTCAGTTGTTCCCGGTAGTGCGTTGGCCGCAATAGTATTAAATTTATTGACAAAGTCATCAAAAGTAATCGTGGTAATCGTGCTACCATTGGTACTTTGAATGTTATTAGTAATGGTAAAACCAGTTGACCCATCACTAGGGTAGATTGACGTCCCGGTACTATCAACCACCCATACTTCAATGGCATAGCTACCAGCTGGTAAACTAGTCATCAAGTCAGCGTTAAAGTTAACGGTAACTTGACCAGTTGTTGGGTCGGTTAAACTAGCTGGGTCAACTGTGGCCGATTTGAGATAGCCACTAGCATTACCTAGTTTAACAGTAATTGAAGTGGCCTTAGTTAAATCTGTTGCCACGTTATCATTGCCACAAATTAACGTAAAACTAGTGGTGGTATCACCAATTTTAACTGTCTGTGGGGAAGTATCGGTAAAACTAAGCGTTTTCGCCATCTTTATCCGCCTCCTTCTCAGCCAACTTGGCATTGAGCTGGTCAATTTGAACTTGTGCCATCGCTAATTGCTGATCTTTAACGGCAATTGCTTGGGCATAGTTACTCGTTAGTTTGTTAATTAAAGCCTGTGCATCAATATTCATAATTTAAGCCTCCTATGCTGTTGTAGTCGTGGTTGTGGTAACTGGCTTTAAAGCGGTAAGACTGTCAATCAGTGTGTTCAACACCTTCAATTTAACCCTATCAGTGCCCCCAGCACCTCCAGCAATAGCAGTGTTAAAGTCATCCATGGTAATACTGACCTGTGAGCTAATACCCAGCGTGTTAATTTGAATGCTGATTGTCATAATATTGTTCGTGTAATCTGGTTTATAATTCGTGATTAAAATACTATCCATTTAATTTGGCCTCCAATTTGTTTAATCTAGCTTCCAATTCCATATTGTGACCGTTTAATTGGTCAATTTCTTTCTGTTGTTCCTGTACCGTGGCTAAAGTGGCGTTCAATAACACACTGTCATCCACCCCATTTAACTTGCCATCTTCATCACGGTTGATAAATACATCTGGCAATTGCCACTGTTTTGTTACATTAACGTCGTCAACAATGCTAGATAATCGCAAATGACTGGTATTATCGTCGGTTTTGTATTGATAAGTGGCTAAATCAATTGAGTTAACTAGCTGCGCCCAATAGGCGGTATCAGCCTTCTCAACGTCCTTCTTAACGCTTAACAGGGACGATTTAACTAGTGAGGTATAGTTAACCGTAGCAGCGAATATATCAACAGAGCTACCATTAGCACGATTGAAATGAATCGGGCCGTTGTCGGAACTGGTAATTGTGTGATAGGTATTTATGTTGAAGTTGCCAATATCTAAAGAACGATTGAATTGGATATTATAAGTACCCGATCCATCCATACCAAAACTGGCTGTCTTCATATTCATATTATTGCCGACATACCAGATATTCTGTGTGCCATTAGGGTTGATATTGCCATAGGGAGTAATAATGACGCCTTTCGGTGTAGCATCAGCAGAAGTACCATTAAAGGTGATTTGTTGATTGTCACCATGCAGCGTAATACCGTCATTTGCATTAACAATGACATATCCTGTGGTTGTACTTACCGGATTAGAAAAAGTTGTATCTTTAGCTGACGTATAACCTGATTGTAAATCAAGGCCTTGGCCGTTAATTACTGAATCATAAGCTAAGTATTGCCCATTACCGATCATTGAGCGATATTTATAGGCAATCGCTCCAGATTCAACGCTTGACTGCAATCCAACCGCATTGTCAAAGTACGTCGACTTATACGTCCCATCTGGCGTAATAGTCATCGGATAATATCCAGCGGTGTTATTTGAATGGCTAATAATGTCGCCACCATGGAAAGTTGTCCCATTGATAGTTGAACCATTAATAATTGAGCCATCTATTTCACCAGCGCTAACAACATTGCCCGTATCCGGAATATAACCGGTTGATTGAGCAGTTTGAGTTAGCATCGGAGAGCTAAACGCCACACTCCCCTTACCGTTGGCTACCCAATATTGAACAGCAACATAAACTGCATTGCTAGGGGCGACTGCATTGTTAATTGTCTTGTAGGTCCAGTCTTGTGCAGTTGGATTCCCACTCCATGAAACACCAGTAGTTCCACTACTAGTGATTCTACTGCGGTTACTGTCAAAGAACGCCAATGTAAACTGATAGGTCATGGCAGCTTCACTGCCGAAGTCAATAAAATGGACTGTTGCACTAAAAGCATGTCCGACTGCACCATTCAAAGGCATAAAATTTGAAGTTGCAATATTGTCCCATTTTCCGGCGCCGGTAGAACCATTAAAGCGGATGGAAGCAACTCCATCATAGAGAGTGGCATTGGAATAATACCCATTATTGGATATTATCCATCCCGGAATATTTGAACCATTACCACCTAATAAAGCAGCATTATAAACTAAGTTAGTGACACCTCGTACGGTTAAATTGCTAGCCACCACATTACCATTTGAATCAGTTGTAAAGCTACCGTTTGGCGTGCTGAATGAGTTGGCAACAATATCGACACCTTTTAAGGAACCGGTTGTAACATCACCTAAATTGGCACTTAATGCCGATAGTTTGCCAACATTTAACCGGTCAGTGCTGAGTGTTCCAGTGGTGATGTTTGATGCGTTAATATTTTTACCAGTAATCGTATTAAAGTCAATTGTGCCAGCTGTTAATTTATTGGCACTAACATTACCAACTTGGGCATCAGTGATAGCTGCATTGGCTATCTGTGCCGTACCTACAGCCAATTTGCCTATCTTGGCATTAGTAATTGCACCGTCACCTATTTGGGCAGTACCCACGGCTAAGTCAGCAATTTTGGCGCTATTGACAGCCTCATTACCAATCTGAGCATTGGTGATTGCACCATTGGCTATCTCAGCCGTTCCAATGACCTCTTTATCAATAACCGTCTCCGTTGTGATATGGACTACCGAGCCGTCCTTAACACCTGCGCTCAACGTCTGATAATCAGCACTTGCCTTGTTTGCACTTACTGCTGCTTGACTACCAACTAATATGGCACTTGAGGCAGCCTGACTAGCATTGTTAGCGATACTAGTTGCATTGTTACCAGCACTTTGAGCTTGGTTAGCAGCTGCAAGTGCCTGTGAAGCCATCTGACTAGCATTATTACCCGTTGCAGTTGCCTGTGAAGCTACTATAGTGGCACTAGAAGCGGCCTGACTAGCTACTGCAACACTAGACTGCATGTTGCTAATATCCGTGTTATAGGCGTCCTTTAAGGCGGTCTGTACATTGCTTAAAGCCGTATTATAGGCGTCCGTAAGGCTCTTATAAGTGTCCCGATCAACGTCACTAGCTTTAGTGGTATCCGTTAAGATGGCCGTCATAAAGGTGTTCAGGTTAGTATAGGCTATGGTTAAATCAGCCGTATTGATACTGGCATCTTTAGCACGGGCTAGAATCACATTATACTGACTTGTTAATCCGGCATATTGTGCTGCTTGGGCCTGCTTTTCAATGACACTCATTAAATTGGGATCGTTTAAATCGGTAACCCCACTAGCCGCACTATCTGCCGTATTTTGAGCGTTAATAATTTTAAGGCCATCATCGGTTAAAATGACCTGTGTTGCGTTAGATTCTGCCATTTATTTCACCTCCTTTCTTAATCATTGCTAATCGTAGTCATTGGAAAACGTTCTTTAATTGGTATTGCAAAGACACGTTCTAAAGAAGCACCTTGAGATTGACAATTGAAAGTCGCCAATAACTCCGGCTGGTTAGTCTGACTATAGATAATGTTGCATGTTTCAGGTTCGATAACATCATCGGTTAACCCTAAATTCATATCCAGTAAATAGTTAGAGGCGAATTCTTGCCCGCCATGAACAACATTAATGGCGTACACCATACGGGGGTCTTTCATGTTGTAATCACCCGAGTTAAAGTACACATACGGAAAGTCAATGCCTTGTGATTGGTAAGTTTGTTGGTTCTCGTCAAACCCATAGTTGGCAACATCAAAACTATATAGCACATCATAATTACCTTGTTTAACCTCATCGAGTCGTAACACATCATGTTTACCATTCACGTAGCCACACAGTACGTACCCATGTTTGAAATCAACGCTGACTCTTATATAACGATCGACAGTGCAAAAACGCGTAATGCGATTATCATCATTGTCTAGGGTCGCATTAGCAAGGTAGGGTATGCGACTAACTGCATATTCGTTAACGTTTAAATTAGGCTTGGTTGCGGACCAAATGTAAATAGCACCACTTACCTCTTCGATTGAAAAGCTAGAGCCATGCCCGCCATGCGAAACAATCATCTTGCTAATTGGCTTAAAATTAGTGTCATGTAAGACAAACATGGTATCGCCGGTTGTACTTTGATTAATCGCCCGGCTAGTTATATACTGACCGTTGCTCAAAGGACACATATATTGTGCCGCCTCAGTTATTCCTAGTGTACTGTCGTCTGGGCTAAAACTACCCAAACTACGAATAGCACTAGTTTTTAACTTAATCTCTGGTTCATCTTGAATGTAACGAGTCTCAATAGTCCCGTGCAGTGTGCCAACGGCATTGTATGCTGCTTGTACTAAATAGCCAGTTTGATTGAAACCAGTATCAAGGGTGCCGTCAGTATTATAACGGTGCCAAATAAATCCCTTGTTATCAATATAGGCTGAGATATTAGTGTTACCTTCCCAAGCTTGTAAGATTAACCGTTTAGTTTGACTGGGGTCCGTGAAGTTGTTGCCGTCCGGAGTTAAAGCGACCGGTTTAATCGAGCTAGCGTCTTCCTTTGCTTTTTCAATGGCGCTATTAATAGCACTTTGATAACCCTGCATCCAGGCTGGTGTTGCAACTGGTACCGTGACATATTCACCAAAGCCAACGGTATTGCCATAAGGGTTAGCAAAACTAATTGTACGTTGAATCACTCGGCCACTGGCATCTAATGCCGGCTTGATTAACTCATCTTTAAACCTAATCGTGGCACCTAATGGCGGGGTAAATTTAGACGTTACATTAACTTCATAATACGTCCGTGGGTGATTATACAATTGCAACATTTCTTCGGCCCATGCTTTAAGACCAGCTGGGTCTTCAATTGAGTTAGCTGTAACAACCCCCTCATAGTACAACCCAGATTGCCAGTCAGGGTTATATGTTTGATTAGCTTCATCATCAACAATGTAACTCTTACCATCATTGACTAGTCCAATTGTGTTGCCGTTAGCGCCATACGGGATAAGTTTAGTGATTGGGTTTGACACCGTTGTTCGCTTTAAGCTAGTCATATTCTTACCAAATATTGCCTCGTTGTAGACCACATTAGCATTAAGTTGGTCAGTAATGACACACACCTTTTTCGTGATATTCCCTTGTGAGTCAATCTCAACATAAGGATCAATCTCGACATCATAGGTTTGAATGAGTGTCTGTAATAGCGTGCTAGCTTTAGTCTTGCCGTCAATGGCAATTGATGGTGTCATTACATTAGTAGTCTGATAGTCTAGCGTCCAACCAGTGGCGTTAAAGCACTGATTAAAAGCCGTCTGAATCGAACTATCACTAGCCGTAATGGCCACTGGGTAATGATGAGCTAAGCTGTACAAGCATAGGTTGGTAAAGTTAGCTGTTGTGACGTGTTTAACAGCAGCGGTATTGCTCTCTTCCACACTGTATATGCGCATAACATACCAGTGTCCCGACAAGGCATCATAATAAGCTAGGTTGTTGCCAGCGACTACTTTATCTGAATCAGGCTGGCCTTGAAGCACGTCTAGTTGGCCTTGGTGGTCAAACTTTTTAGACTGGGCGTTTAAGTTGATGGTGCCGGTATAGCTGTCCTTAGTGCCGACATTGACGTCATCGTCATAACTTGTACTGGTCGTATCGGCATCAGCTAGTTGAATCTTGACGCTATCATTGGAAAACTTAGTGGCCCCATCAACAGTCAATGTGCCAATCCGTTTCAAATTAGGGTCTAGTATTAAATACTGGTTATTTAAAGCCATTTGTTAGCCTCCTTATTTTATTTATGTAAAAAGGCCACCCTTAGTGGGAAGCCTTTAAAGTGTTGCTATAGTATTCTTGGTAGATATTTCAAGGTCATTTGAGCGTCATCTAGGTCACCAATCATCGATAAGCCATTAACGCCCGGTTTTAGCTTAGGGAAATCGGTTGACCAAACTGGCGAAACCAGCTTGCCGTTTACAGTAACCGTATCTAACTCACAATCCATCACAATCTCTTCACCTGCATTAGCAATATAAGTCGGCTTTGTTGTATCAACTTTATTGACTTGCCATATTTGAAGGTCAGTCATTGACATAAAGGGGTTACGATAGGCAATTTTATACTTATCTTCTGTAATTGGGTGCTTTAGGAAGACAGAACCAATCCCACCCAAGGCTGTCTGATACTTATTTTGAGTATCAACATAGGTTCCATGCACTAACATGTGAATATTAGGGTCCAGGAATGGTCGACCTGTTCGAGTCGAATACTGGGTGATACTCCAGGTAAATACTTGTCCTCGTTTAGTGATGTCCAACACTAGCCAAGCACCTGCCAGCGCTGAGTCTTCCTCTTTATTGACCACGGTTGTATAGGTGTCGACGGTTTCTTTAACGGTTTTTTTAGTTACTTTTCCATTTCTGGAACGTCCATATTTAGTGACAGTTTTGGTTGTCGTGCCAGTTTTGATTTGAATTTTCTGGTCGGGCTTATTCGTAAAAGAACCTGCCGGCCCTGAACCATAGTACAAGTCAGTATAGCGATCACCATATTCCAATGTTGAGCCTGGCTCACATATTTGAAGCCTAGCCATGGGTTTAGCGCCATAGGCCATGTCACGCATGCCAAAGCGTCCAATAGTGTTACCGTTAGGGTCTAACAGCAAGACTTCAACACGCCCCATCGCACGGCTATTATGAGTACCGCTATATTTGAATTGATGGATGCCCGTTCGCACTCGCCAGTCAGTCAGTGAGTTTGTCATGCCAGTATAACGATAGGCGGGGCCATACCAGCGGTCTTCTCCAGTTGTGGGTATCGTTCCAAAGTCATACCCAGCGCTAGTTACAGCTGGCCGCATTACATTAGTTGCAGTCTTAATTTCACTGTGGCCTTGATACGTGTACGTTTCACCAGTCTTCATATTACTAATTGCATTGGCATCATTTGTCCACATTGCCATAGTTCCTAGCGGGTCATCAACAACTTTAGTATAAGGTTGAACCGCAGTGGCTTGGTCTCCCGGTGACTCGGGTCCTAGACCAAACTGACCACCATTTAAACTAAAGCCAATATACTTTAAATCTCGTTTAGGTATGACTTGAATAACTGGCTCCGTTCTAGCGGTACCATCAACAGTGATTGTATTTAACCCGTTCTTTAATGATGTTTCAATCTGTGGAAGGGTTGCCCGTGGGTCAGACTGCACAAAGGTAATGGTTAGTGTCATGTCATACATACCTGTATTAATCGGGGTCGGGTCACTAATTGCAGTAATATGACCCCAGTAGGTCACCTTAGGTTCAAAGCCGAACACTAGTGGGTATTCTTTACCATTATCGCTAGGGTCATCGCTTAATAGCAGACCGCTTAGGTTGTGCATTATCTGATTAAAGGCGTCTTGGTTATCAGCACAGTAAATGGATACCGGTATACTAATTGTTCGGCTGGTAAAGTCAGTACCGTTAAATTGGTTACCATACATGGCGGGAATGTTGGTTGCTTGCTCGGCCATGGCTGGTGCACTAGGCAATACCACGTTACCCATCTCAACCTGTAAATCGTCCCGGCTATTTAATCCGGCGTATTCAAAATCGTCTCGTTGTAAGGTCACGATTTAACCTCCTTATTTTAATTATGTAAAAAGGGCGCCCATTTAAGGACTACCCTTTGATTGACTGGGATATTAGTACCCCATCATCTGTGAGTATTGTGAAGCTGTCTTATTATCCGATTTAACGGCATTAACCACATCAGCTTTAGCAATGACTGCTTGAACACTACCTTGGCCTGATACTAAAGCCGTCAATAATGCAATGACTTTATCAAGCTTCTCACTACTTTCACTGTTAGTAGACGCAATCTGACTACCATTGTTACCATTTACAACCTGACTAGCCTGTGCAATTAACTGGTTAGCCCGACTCTTATTAGTCAATGGCAAGACCATTTCAGGCTTGTTATGTTCAGCAATTCTGATTATTTGATCTTTATCAACCAATCCTCCATTTTCCATGCCTTTAATATAACGATATACAGCAGAGGCATTGCTCAAACGAGCGCTGCCAGTGGAATCCATAGCGCCACCTGATTCCCATGTTGCAAAGAACTTTTGAGCAGCGGCGGTAGGACTTGTCATGTGCAACACAGCCTTTAGCATACCGTTTTCTCCAGGCTCATTTAAAGCGTAGCTGATTTGTCCAGCAGCAGAATTCCATGCGTAACCATGTCTCCTCAACCAGTTTCTTAGTCCAGTTTCACGAGTAAAAGTCCATTGACCTAAACCTGTCCCATGGTCACTAGCGTTAACGGCAGAAGGACTCAAATTAGATTCTTGAATCCAGTTACCTAAGATACCAGCAATACCACCATTATTTGAAGCGGGATAGCCTTGCTTAAATGCTTTAGCTAACGCACGAGCACGTGAAGCTAAACTACCTGATAGCTTAACATTGCCAATGCCTCCTCCAAAATCACTTAACTTATCTGCCAAACTTTTGGCAAAGTCCTTAATCTTGTCAACCGTTGCATCTTTGATGGCAGTTGCACCTTTAAGCGTCCAGCTGTCATTAAATCCTGGCCACTTGATTTTTCCCAAAATGTTTTTTTCAACCCACTTGACTGGTGCTGAAACCATATTGGAAATTTTATCTAGCGCTGCTTCACCAATATCAACAGTTGATTTAGCGAGCTTTTCGGCTTCTCCTAAGAAGCCGGTGGCATATCCAGGAAGTGTCTGGCCTTTCCCGTAAGATCCCGATAAAACTTGCTTAGTTTTGTCAGCCGGCAAAATTATTTCACTTCTAGCTACCCTAGTTATTTCAGGCCCGTTTTCACCTAGAAGTCTTGCTGTGCCACTATATGGCTCGTAAGCTAATTCAGCACCAGCTTCGCCAACCAATGCCATCCCATTACGGACTTTGCCACCTATGGCATTAGCTTCAATCCGATGGCCGGTGTCACCAGCTTTAGCCTTAGCTTTTGTGGTTGATGAATGTGATGAGCTAGATTTAGAACCGCTACTTTTAGCTCCAAATAGTGATAGCAAAGAACCAAACCCTGACTTAATGCCACCCCATATCTCGCTTAATGATCCGCCGAGAGTTGACCACTTTGACTTAACGTGCCCCGTTTCTTTATCAACGTAATAACCATGGTCTTTCATCTGTTTAGAAGCTTGCTTAGTCACATTAGTATACTGTTGCTTGGCATGCTTTGTCGTATCATCTCGTTGATTCTTAGCCTGTTTAACCGTGTCTTTGTACTGAGTAGTAGCATTAGCTACAATTCGATCCATTTGTTTCTTGGAAATACTGTGATTTTGGTAATACTCTGTTTGTGCAGCTGCTACGGTAGATTTGTACTTCTTGGTAGCCGCATTTTTCGCGCCTTTGTAAGTATTATCAGCATGCTTAACCACGCCCTTATAAGTACGATACGCTTCATTAACCAGCTTATCAGCTTGCTTTTTACTGATTTTTCCAGAAGATTTAGCTAAAGTATTTAAAATAGATTTTTGCTTACTACTACCATTCTGTATTACCAAATCCGTCTTAGCTTCGGCATTTGACAGTAACTTCAAACGGCGCTTGTAAGCCGCATTAGCATCAGCGCTCAAAGCGGTTTGGTGACGTTTGTTTTCGTTGTTAATGGCAGAATCTTTTTCTTTTTCCTGATTTTTAATTTTTGTGCCATAAATCTTATTGATTTTAGCAATGCCAGACTGGCCTGATAGGTACTGTCCTTTGTACTTAACATAATATCCTTGGGTAAGTCTGTTTATATCTTTGTTTCGAGTGCTCTCTAATTTAGTAATGGTTGAACCATAGCTTTTGTTGATGTCAGTCATAGCCTTGCTGTGCATACTGTTTTCTTGCTTAGCTGACTTATAATATTGTTTGTCAACATTCTCTAATTTAGATACACTGTTTTTAGCACTTTTAATTCGGCCATCATAATAACTTTTCTCATTCGCTAAAGCTGTTCTTGCATCCTGCTTTGACAGCATTCCTGACTTAACCCATGCTTGAAGTGTCTTCTTGGACTTGCTTTCATTGCTCTTAGCATAGTTGACCACTGTGTCAGTAATTGCCTTGTACCCGGATTTACTGTCTTTCATAGCCTTACTAAGACTTTTGTTATCAACTGAAAATTCAAGCTTGCCAAAGTTTAAATTAGTCTTTGTGAATGCTGATTTAAGCTTTTTGGCGGCACTTTCGCCAGCTTTAAATGCCGACTCTGGCAAACCATTTAAACTCTTTTTTATACTTTTAATAATAGAACTAGAGTTGTCGGTAATGCTACCGGATTTAGCAGCTTTTTGAAATTCACTGATACTAGTCATATTTGAATTGGAACGTATCTTAGAATTCTCATATTGACGCTTAGTTGCACTACTTGACGTTCTAACCGTGCCAAGCAAAGCATATTCAGTCCCTTTTTGGGCCGTGTAATCCTTCCGCACATTTGATACGAGATTATGAGTAGCTTTCACAGCTTTTTGTACAGTTTTAGAACTAGAGATCTGTTCAGCAATTGCACTGCCGATAATCGCACCCTCTGGTCCGCCCAAAACTGCACCAATCCCTGCACCAATCAGACTGCCTGTAGCCTTTGACTCTAATGAAATTTTGTTTTTAGCACTTGGCTTCTTTAAAGTCTTGGCAACACTAGAAGCCAAGTCCCATCCTTCGATGGCTGCACTCGCGATAGTACCTGCTCGCTTGACAATAAAACCCAAACCACTAAATGCCTTACTAAAACCGCCCTTAAACTTGCTAACAATATTTGACCAACGAGAGGTTTCACTGGAGGCTTTTTCAGTTTCCTTTTCGACATTTTTAATGTCTGTTAAGTTCCATCTATTACCATTACTTGCAACGTCGTTGGCAACATTTGAATAGCTAGACTTTGAAGCAGATTTAGTATGCCGGGACATGCCGGTTTCGCCAGTTGGAATTTCAGCGCCGCTTTCTAACTCATTATTAGTTTTCAATACATCATTCTGGGCACTAATGGCAGCTGTTTCAGCCTCAACAGTTTTCACAATCGATTGGCTTTTGACAGTGTCATTAACCAGGCCAAAATTAGCCCGCATTTCTTTGATTAGCTTGATAAACTTGTTTACTTTGGCCAATGCCCAGACACCGCCTAAAGCTACTCCAAAGGCTGTTACAGTTTTAGTATGGTTACCCATAAATTCAACAACTTTAAGCATGCCATTCAGCAAATTTTTGACATTATTAATTAGGAAAGTTAAGCCTTTTTGTGTGCTTTTGTTGTTAAAAGCCTTTGTCATGTCATCAGCAGCTTCAGTCATGGTCGGTAATAGTTTAGCTCCCATCATGATCTCTAATGCTTCAGCAGCTTCTTTAAAACGCTTGACATTCATTTGTGCCGTACTGCTGTTCTTATTGGCAAGTTTTTGGACATAGTCACCTTCCTTACCAGCCTTGGTTACTTGACTGGTTAATGACGCAAGCTCCTTATTATTAACAGCCAATATTTGCGCGGCTTGCATACCCGTAGCACCAAAAATTGCTTTAAATACGGCAGCTTTTTCAGCACCACCTAAGTTCTTGGTATGCTTTTCCATAATTGCCATAATATCTGACATGGATTTAAAATCGCCGTTAGATTTTTGAAACACTTTGGTTGAAGTAATGCCAATCTTTTTAAGTGCCCCAGTGGCTGCATCGCTAGGATCAGCCAAGCTATTAATCGTTTTACGCAGCCCTGTACCAGCTTTATCTGCTTCAAGGCCGTGGTTAGAGAGTTCACCTAAAGCTGCACTAGTTTCCTCAACACTAAAGCCAGCATTATTAGCCGAATCCCCAACGTATTCCATGCCTTTGCCTAAGCTATGGAAATCAGTTGCAGTGACATCAGCTGAATATGCCAAGTCATTAACAACACGCTTAGTCGATGCCATCATTTTGGCAGTATTGTTAGTTTTCATGCCGAACGCTTCAAGCACTTGGCTTGAAACTTTAACAACATCTTGAAAATCATCGCCAGACGCTACACTGGCTTGTAGCTCAGTTTTCATCACTGCTAGCGATTCTTTAGCTGTGTGCCCACGTTTGATTAAATCTTGATATTGCTCAGCGATTTCTTTTTGAGAGAGCCCATACTTAACTGAATATTTTTGCCCATCTTTTTGCATTTCAGTAACGGCCTTGATTGCAGACTTGGCCGAATCGCCACTGGTCACTAACAAATTTTGGTTTTGCTTGTAAATATTCTGTAAAGTAGAAGCTTTTTTAGCACCAGCAACACTAGCCGCCGTTACTCCAGCAACGCCAACACTTGCAGCAGTCGCTACTGATTTAAAACCACTGGCAACAGTCCTGAACTTATCTTTAACAAGTGCAGCTCTGTCTGACAGTTTGGTCATTGTACTACTCATCGTGCCATACTTTACCGTTAGTGAAGCAACCTCTGATTTTTGTTTAGCCATAGCTGTGGTTGTTTCTTCCACTCTGACTCTTTGCTTGGCGTATTTTTCAGATGTTAAGCCACTCTCACTGGCCACTTTGGTCAATTCATCTTTTTGTAGCTTAAGCTGAGCATACAAATTGGCATAGCTTTGCTTCAAGCCAGCTAGTTTAGCTTTGCCAGCTTCGGCCTGTTTTCCTTCAGCTTCTAAGCGGTCAGTATATGCTTTACTGGCATTAGTACTCTGCTTATAGCCTTTTTGTAATTCAGCTAGGCCACTTGTGTAGTAAGTAGCAGAGCTTTTCGCACGCTTTAATTGCCCCTCATAGTTGCCTAACTGTTTAGTAGCACTAGCGATTTGATTTTCAAGCTTAAAATAAGCTTCTTGGCCCTCTTTTGTAGACTTGTCAATGTCTTGTTGACGGGCTTTTAATTCGCCTAATTTTCCTTTTTGTAAATCAATAGACTTAGTTAGCCCTTCAACTTTAGCCTTGGCAGCTTCTTGATATTGGCCAGCCGATTTTAACTGAACCTCACTAGCTTTCCAAGCATTCATAGAAGCTTTGACAGCATCAGTTAGGGCTTTGTAGCTTTTTACAGCGCCAATCGAATCAACCGTAATACGTGTCGCCATTTCACTTTGAACTTTGGCCATTATCTTTACTCCTTCCAGCCAACATTATCATTGCATGTAAGACGACATAATTGCTTCACGTGGATCAATATATTCTCGATCCTTTTTCTCACGAGCAGCCAATGTTTCCATGAACAAAGCAAAAGGCTGTTGCTCAACTTGATCTGGCAACAACCCTTCGTGTATTAAGTTTTGTTCAAGCAGCCGTAAATCTTCGTGACGATTTTTTAGTTCAGCAATCTTTTTGCGCAGTTCCATTTGATAATGTTGGCGATTTATTTTGACTCTTGGGCTTTGTCTCGTGCGTTTTTGTTAGCTTCTTCGGCTTTTAACACATCTTCATCAGTAGCACCGTCAATTTTGGCAATTAGCATGCCAACACCTAGGCCAAGTTCTTCACCAGAAATAGAGTCTTTAATCGTTTCAATTTGCTTATCAGTATATTTCACAACTTTTTGCACAAAATCCATCATGGTACGAGTTAGCTTTAATTGTTCTTTTAAATAATCGACTTCAGTAGCATCATCATCTAACCCACTTTCTAGCATAGTTAATTGAATGTTTGCTACATCATCTTCTAAGCCAATCGTTACCTTGACATCTTGAGCCTTAGCAATTCCAAAATACTTCTTTGTAATTTTTGTCGATAATTTCATAATATATTAACCTCTTTTGTTTTTATTTAGTACTATGTAACAGGCGGGCCTAAGAGCCAGCCTGTGTTAGCATTAACCTTTTGTAGTTGAACCAGTCGTAGTGCCTGTGGTCGATCCGGTTGTAGATAATACTTCTGCATAAAGTTTTGCTAAGTCAAAACCAGTATCAGCAGAGTTAGCAATCATGTATGGTTGTTGAACACCAGTATTCGGGTTAATGAAGATATCTGATTTCAACGGTGTTAATGCCTGCCCCGTCAAAGCAGTTGAATCATCGCTTTCAGCCGTGTTGTCAGTGGAGTTGTTTGACGTTTCTTGAACAAATTCAACATTATTAAAACATTCGTAGAAAATAGAATTGTCAAACGCTTGTGATCGAATAATTACAGCAATGTGTGGCTTAGGTGTTTGCAATAGCCAAGCACCAGACTTAGTATCTTGCACGTAACCACGTAGCTTATTGTTAATTCCCCAGTCCAGGTCTAAAGCCGTTAAAGCAATTGATGGAACTGATTTTGGATAGGCAATTCGCTTAATCTTGCCATTCGCCCAGCCTGGTGTCCCAGCAGCTTCGATTGCAGTGACGTTAGCAGTAGCAAAGCCTTCACCACGATGATCAGCAATGTAAATGCCATCAGCAGATAAGCCTTTGGTAGCATCTGCAATTAAATCGCCGCTATCATCGAGTGAGGCAAAAGTGACATCAAGAATATTATGTTTTGACATATTAAATGCTCCTTTTAAATAATTTCAATTTTGGTAAAATAAAAGACCTTGGTTACCTGTCTGGTATCTGGGTCTTTAGTGTGATTTTTAGATTGTTCAACACGCCAACCATTTGCAATAAACATTTTAGCCAGCTCGATTTCTGCTGACAAAATGTCGGTTTGATTGGCTTTTTTGTAAAAAATTTGTACTTCTACACCTAACGCCCAGTGTTTGAACTGACTATTAGCATAATTGCTAGGTGCATTTTCTGATTCAGTAATAACAACATCTGTGGTTGTACCAGCATTATTGGCACTTTCAGGAATGGAACCACGATAAATATTGTCAATCCAGTCATAATTGACCGTTTTCAACAAGTTCTCAGCTTGAATTACAGGTAGTTGCATACTATTCACCACCCGTTTTGGCTTTGTAAACTGCCATACCGGCTTTAAAAGCTGCTTCCTGAGATTCTCGTCTAGAATCGTCAACAAAATGAGTTGCTGCCATCTTTACAGTCCCATCATTCAAGAATCTAGCAATATACGCTTTCTTGCCAAAACCAGCTAACGCATTACCATTAACAATGCCGTCTACATCACTGTTTTGAATCGCAATGTTGTCTTGTAAATGACCATACTTGCTATCGTCATTGTCGGATCGTGGTGTATTTTTACGTAACACTTTTGCATATGCTTGCGCTTCAGCAGCTGTCATTGCTGATTTTACGGACGTGTTAGGGATTAAATCTCTGACGCCATGAAGCCATGATTGCATTTGAGCGTCTAATTCCATTTATATCACCCCTTTTTAACATATTTTTTAAGCGTTAACAGATCATATGCTACCGGCTTGCCAGTTGAATCTTTAGAAACATCTATAATCTGATAAACCACATCACCATAACTAGCTAGTAACTGTTTACTCAGCTCATTTGTGGATCGAATTGCCACAACAATTGTATCTTCCAACGAAGTTCCTAAGATCTGATAACTTTGGGTAATTGATCGATTATATAACGCACAATGTAGTGAAATAGTAGGCACAAAGGACTCGTCATAATCACCAGTATTATTGTTTTCAACCGTTTTAATAGTGCCAAAACTAATTTTTTGATTGAAGCGATTGACCGCTATTTTCACTGTAATCCCTCCGAATCTTCCATCTAATTCCATTAATCAGATATAAATAAGGCGCCGGATACGGTACTTGAGAAGCGTTATTGCCGCTACTATATGTCACGCCCAAGTTTCCACGATTAAAATACATAAAATCAACCATAACACGAACGGCCTGATTAAATTGATAGTATTTCCGATAAGTTTCAACTGGTATAGTGTCATCAATATTTCCGATAACATCACTTTCTGCCATTGAAATTAAGCTTTGGATAACAGATTCATCGCCATCAACGTTTAAATAATCCTGCATATTTTCAACTGTGACACCACTATCAATACCAGCCATGACATCACCTCCAATATAGCCGCCCCACTAGGTACTGTTTATTTATTAGCGACTAAAAATTATTTATTGACCGCTAGTTGCTGAGGAAGTAGCACTAGCAGTTGAACTAGCGTTAGATGAGGTGTTTCCTCCATCACTTACTCACCGTTAAGAAGTAACCGGCATTTTCGTCAGCCTTAGAAACGCCAAAACGCATAGCTGCGCCAAGATATTGGCCATAAATTTCGCTCTTCGTCCAGGCTAAAGAAACTTCTTGCCGATCAACAAATAAAACGCCACGCTTTAAATCACCAATAAATGCGTGAGCCTCACCGTCGGCGCCAAGCAAGGTATCGTTCACAATATGCACTGGGACACCGAAAATAGTAGTGCCAGACTTGCCGGTAATATCTTGATGGAGCAAATATTGACCGTTATTATCCTTCAACGTATCTAGGATTTGATAGAAAGATGCTGAAACAACTAAGTCACGAGCATAGGCTTGATCTAGCTTGACATTCAACACTTGTTTAATATCATCAGCAAGCTTGGATGACGTGGTGCTAACAGCCGTGAACCCTTCTAAAACTGGGGAAATCAACTTGTTAACCGTATTAACTCGCTTTTCACCAATGTTTTGACCAATTAATGCAGTTAAATCAACTTGTGCATCGGCAATTGATTCTTCTGAAATTGGAATAGCACCACGGTATGTTGCTACCGACCAGTCGACGTCGGTAAATTCAGGTGCAGCTAATGACGGATTTTCTTGCAATTCAGCAACACTGCTAAAGCTATCGTCTGCCCGTTTCAAAATTGGGTAAGTTCCTTTAGGCGTGGTTACTGGTGTTTTGGTGACCAGGGTCGACAAGTCAACGACTGAGTTGATCTCGGCTGAAGGATTGTAAATAATTGTTTCAGGTACCAACGGTTCAATTCCCGTCGAGGTTACCGACGTTGCCGCATCATTGGTTACCTTAGCCCCCCGCGAATGGATAAACGTGTTAATTGCAGATTTTTGCTTGGCTAAATTATCTTCGCCACCTTTAGGGTTAAGCGGAGTTCCTTGACCTTGGTTGTTTTCGGGATTCTTTGGCTGCTTATTTTCAGCCGAGAGTTCCTGTAATTGATCATTCAAGGCATCTCGACGCGTTTTCTTAGCGGATAACTCATCTTGTAACTTGTGATAAGCATCCGTATCGAAATTGTCGTCTTGTAATGCAGCCGTTACCTTGGCATTAAGGTCAGCACATTCTGCACTTACCTTATCGAATGTTGCCTGTAATTGTTTAAACATGTTTAAAAGTCTCCTTTATTAAAAATAGCCAGCTTAGCTTGCACTAATTTTTCGTGCTCACTAAGTTGACCATTATTGTTGTTATTTTCTAATTGCTTATTTTTGGCAATTAAGTTTTTGATTTTGTTGAGTGCTTGATAAGGAACTAGCAATGTATTAAATGAATTAGTAACTGGTGTAAAATCAACTAATTCATCAGCAAGTCCTAGCTCAATTGCTTTGTCAGCGTCCATCCAAGTTGTACTGTCCATTAAATCTAAAAAAGTTTGAACAGGCTTACCGGTCTTGACAGCATACATATTCGCAATGGCCTTGTTCGTACTCTGCAACATTTGCGATGCTTGATCCATATCGTGATAATTGCCTTCTGCTTCGTTCGAAGCATTATGAATCATCATTTGGGCTCCAGGTGACATTTGCACCTTGTCAGCCCCCATCGCAATAATTGTACCAGCAGAATAAGCGTTAGCAACAATCTGTGCAGTAACATTGCCTTGATAGTTCTTTAATGCCGTATAAATCTCTGTAGCTGGATCAACTTCACCACCGTTAGAAGCAATCTCTAATTCCACATCAGAGTTGTCCGCTGGGAGTGCATCGATTACGTCAGCCGGAGATACAACTGTCATGCCAAACCAATCACGATAAATAGGTGCATCATCATCATTAGTTATCATGCCTTTTACTTTAATCGTCATTACTTTCACCTCCTTCGCCTTGTGGCTCATAATCTGGCAAGTTTTGCGGTAAGAAGCCCGATCTTTGAAGTAAAAATTGCGCTTGATTAGGACTTAGTGCACCAGCGTTTGCTAAACTTGACACTTGATTTATCAGCATAGAATCATCGACGTCTAGCATGTTTTTGATGTCTAGAGCAAGGTCCGGTGCATTAAGCTTTAATTTCAGCTCGTCTAATAGCGGATTAGTGTACGTATTAAGGTTAGACAAATATAAACTTTTAATTTGGTCACTATTGCTATGTTGACTTTCAGTTGATGAGCCACCGCCAAGCATATCACTAGGAATCCCGAACGCAGTCGAAATTTGGTCAGCTGAAAAACTAGCGTTCTCGTTGAGTGCTTTAAATACATCAGCTTTCATCTCAAACGGTTCATAGTCGAATCCTTCCGGCAATGTCATTAGTCGGCCGGCGTTAGCCCCAGTATTAGCCTTTTCGAACATGGCTCGGGCGTCTTCCAAGTCTTCGCCAGTGTCAATAAAGTTGCTGATTTTAAGCTTGCCAGCGGAATTAATTTGATTATTCAACGTCTTCAAATTTGAATCCGTTGTTTTTTGTGCAATTGTTAGGGTATTCCCCAAGCTTTCAAGCGGAGATTTTCCTATTAAATAACGATAATTAGGGTCTGGCATCAATCTAAAATGCAACATTTGGTCGGCAGTTAACTGCATTTTGGGCCGGTCATTGCTCTCTTGGATTGTATAAATAATTCCAGTATTTCCTGGCAAATAATTGATTTGAACGTCCGAAGGCGGCACGTGTTCTAAATTATTTCCGACTAATGGTACATAAGCATTTCCAGCAAGAGCTAGTTGAATCATTACGCCTTGCCAAAATGAAAAACGACTGATTAAATCACTCGGATTTTCCAGTCGCCTTTTAGCACTAGCGCTTTCTGTTTTAAAGTGAGCCGAGGCAATATCACTTGAAATACGGTTAATAACTGAAAATACATTGGAATCTTTCAGGACGTTCCCTGAATCAACATACGAAATCGGCAAGCCGCCAATTGTTGATAAAAAAAGGTCACTAGTGCTGGGATACACCATATTTTTAGTCTTGGAACGTTTATATCCTCGGGGTGTTAATAGTCCCATACTTTATCCCCCTCTTTCTTTATCTAGCAAGCAAGCCATGACAATCAGCAAAATTCCGGAAACAAGAATCCCCACAATCAAATTAACCGCAAATGCTGCCACTGAAAGCAGAATAACACCGGTTAAAAACAAAATAACGCTTAGCCAATCGCCAAAAAATGCTTGCATAATAGTTTTAAATCTTTCGATCATTGTTTTTTTCACCACCTTAACCGCCAAACATAGATTTAAAATACGCTTTACGTTCTTCACGGTTCATGTTATTCATCGGGTTATAGCCATCTTCATCATGAAAATCTTGATAATAATATTGTGCTCTGTAATGCGCGTTAATTAATGCATCGGTAGTATCAATGTGATCGCTTGTCCGATTTTGACGGTCGATTTTAACGCCACCACCTTTATCTTCCACCAAAATAGCGTTATTTAGCCCATCTATTAGTAGAGGGTCGTCTAAAATTTTAATATCGCCATTTAAAAACTGGGATTGAAAATCCTTAGTCGGGTTAGAAAGTTTCCACGATGTAGGTGCCACTTCAATCAACGGCCAGCTCGGCTGGTAATTGCTAATACGTTTAATAAACCATTTAGCCAAGTTAGGGTCAGCACAAACGGCGCGGACTTTCAAATGGTGCCGCTTGACATAATCTACTAACCACTCATAAACCTGGTTGGGATTAATGGTTCCGGAAAGCGTGTTGGTAATCTCACAGAAGCCCTGTTGTGCAAGTTGTTGATAGTCAAGACCGTCTTGCTTGCTTTTGGACTCCAGTGTTTTAGCCTGTGCAAATGGAATAAAACTATATTGCTTTGCAAAAAACATATGTTTGCCATTCTCTTGAAAGGGAAATTCAAAGCCGTATGATGTATTATCGTTCACTTGGCTAGCGTCAAATCCGATATAAACCTCACGATTATCAACATTAAAATCACTAGTAATGTTTTCGTTGATATTGCTTAATGACAAGTAGCTATTTTTAAAGCGTCGGCTCCAAATATTGAGCGACTTATTAACAAAGGTTTCAAGAGTACCTTCACGATCGTTATCGTTACGGTCTTGAATCAAACTTTCCAACAGCACACGACGTTTTTCACCTTTTAGTTCAGCTAATAGTGGATTTGACTTTTCCCACGTATCTTCCTCAAAGACTTCACTTTCATCATCCTGTTGGTAAATAATTTGAAAAGTAGTATCTGCATCTCTAATCGCGTCGTGTTCAATGGCGCTTCGGGTAACATCTTCATCATGTTTGAATTTAACTTTAATATCTGGATAAGCAGTCGAAATTTTAACGAACATCCGATTTTTGATACCGTTTTGACCTGATGTAATCTGCTTTAACGTTTCATTAAGCGCTGGTTTCAAATTGCCAATTTCATCAAAAACAGCAATGGCATTATGGAACGAATCAAATCCACCACCCTGTGAAGTGCCTTTACGGATAATGTTCTTATTTATTTTCCCGATAACTTGCGTAGTTTGTGCATCTACCCCTTTTTCCTTAGCACCATCAGCAAAATCCGGTTGATTAATGAGTTCTTTAGCTTGTAAAGAAACATCATTGAACAGCTTGCTAGCGTGCTCGCTATCATAACTGGCTACTAGTAAGTCTTGAGAAGTGGCATTCCAGCAAACAACAAAATAATAAAAATTGACCAGCATTGATGCCAACCACGTTTTACCTTGACGACGAGCAATTGAAATGTTGGCAGTATTAAAACGTACGCCCGCATTAGGCGTACGCCAGCCGATTAGGCTGTCTAAAATAAATGATTGCCAATGTTGTGGCTTGATTTTTTTTGTCGTATCATCCGGATTTGGTAATAGGCGACAAAAATATTCAATTAAAGCAACGAATTTTTCATCATAATTGTATGGGAAATTGTCGTCGCCTTGTCTTAATAAGTCTTGTAGGTGACGTACGCACGCAAGTTGAACATCTCTACAAGTGAGATATTTGTCAGTAAACAAAACATCGTAAGCATATCTAGTGCCGGCATCCTTATACTGGTCTAGCAAGCCATGATACGAGGATTCGGTCGAAGCAATATGTGCTTTTATATCCTTAACGTTAGTAAAATCATACGTCTGCACCGAAATTTACCTCCTTTAATGGTGACTCGCATTTCTTTTGATGTGGCTTGGAAACTGTCAGCTGTCGTAACCCAGCATCAAACGAAAATCCCATTTCATAGCCTAAAGACTTTAAATTACGAACACAGTCATTAAGCTGAATCGCTTGAGGCGACTTTTTAACCGGTGTTCCGTCCTTAGCAGTTAGATAGGCCCCATAGTTGTTTAAACTATCCTCAGCATCTAAGTACATCGCATAATAAGTACAGTAAAGTTCTAAATTAGGCTGGTCAATGCGCTTCAAATATCCCATTTTTTTAATTTCAGGTACTAACACCCGCCAAATAGTTTGGGCATTTTTCATTAAATGAGCCGGGGGTGTAATCTGAATATCATCCAAATTGCTAGTCCCATTAATATTCGTCACTTTTTTGCTTGTCACAATTTTTAATTTGCTTTTACTAGAATTCACCATGATTAACACCTCCATTTCACTAATTTATTTTGATTCTTGGCGATTTTTGGCTTATATTGGCTACAAAAAAAGCTCGCTTTGTTGATTTAACAGCATTTGAGCCTTAAAAAGCCCAATATTTTTTGTTTTTTTGCTTTTGAGAGAGAAGGATGGCGCATATGTGAGCTCTGGCCCGGCTACCATGGGCGGGGGGTGTTTTTTGTTTTGGATACTCACAATTCATCAAAAAATTTAAAAATGTCTTAAACAAGCTCTCACGGCGTTTAAAATGTGAACCAGCATTTAATCATGTGTAAAATTTATAGCTTGTCCGTCTTCTCTGCTTAAAGCGACTGTCAATCAATTGCTTGGACATCGTGAGAACGGATGGTCATTGTTTAACGGATGGTAACCCTCCTTAATCGGGATGGTCAACTTTTGGGCTCTCCTTGTTCAATATCCATTCCTTGATCTGTTCCTTATCCCAGTGCTTACTAACGTCAAGGTTATCAATCAGTGAGTCTGAACGGTATGTCGTTGATTCGAACATGCCTTTCCAATAGTGACACCTCTTACATATCACCCACAAGTTTTCAACATCAAGTTGCTTACGCTTATCTACTCTTCTCGGCACTATATGATCTGTAACCAAGTAGCCAGGTTTATCATACGTATGACCACAGACCGCACAAGTAAAGTAAGCACGTCGCTTTAACATGAGACTCATGTTAGCCCAACGCTTCGTGTGATAGAAGCGGTTTGCTTCCCTGTCCCGCTTGTAACGATTGTACTGGCTATATGACTGTCTGCGTTGCGTCGTATTGTAATGGAACGGATGATAGAGTGAACTATGAATATTGCAATACGGATTCTTTTGTTCGTATGGAATAGTATTGTCGCACCCTGATTTCCGGCACACTTTCAATTGCATGACTATTCACCACTCTTCACCGATAATACATTTCTTCTAATTTGAGGTACTGGTGCTGTCCTATTTTTTCCAAACATGTTGCTTCCTCCGTTTCTTTTCCAAACTAAAAGCGCCATACTGTTTAGCACGACGCTTCTTATCCTTGTACCACTTATCTAGCCGGGAATCAGCCTGCACCCATTCAGGCGGCTCGTACCCGTATTTGCTATGAATCATTTGTGCCATGACATTACTCCTAAATTTATGTATAAAAGGCCCAGTAATTAGCCGAGCCTTCAAATAAAATTGTGTACAATTTAACTATTTTATAAATCGGTTATATACCCACGCAAAAATTAATAATAGAAATAGTAGGGTAATAACCGCTGTTACTACAACAATTGTATAATCAGTAATTGTTACTCCTAACACGCTATCTCCTCCTAATCTATCTATGACTAAAAAGCTTATGTAACTCTTCATTTATATCAGCATTCATTTTGTTATAATCACGTTCGTTAGAATCGAAGTCAGTTATTTCAGTTCTTAATAAATCTAAGGGATCAATCTGATAACCAGTAAAGTCGTATTTAAGTGAAGCAATTAAGTTTGCTATATATAACATTAGCTTAGCGCCACCATCTCGTTGGCCTTTAAAATTGTATTGATTAAGAAGCCCCAATATAGCGACCGTTTTATTGGATCCATATAATAACGTTTTGTGAGTTAAATTTTTAAAGCGTTTGATTCCATCATCTGAATTTAAAGTTTTCATTGTTTCATCCATGAATGTGATATATTTAGTCCATTCCTCCATAACTTCTTTTAACTCGGATCCACCAAGTTGCCTGAAATACTGTTCAACTTGCAATTGACGATTATTCAAAAATTTTGTGTTTGCAATCAACTTATTACTAATATGCGCAGGAAGTTGCCGCAAAAATAAAATTAAAACACCTAATAAAACGGTAAAGATTGTAGCTATAATATTCATATACATAAAATCATTCCTCCAAACTAATCTAACTATACAAAAACTCCCGCTAAAAAGCGAGAGCAGTTTGGAGATTGTCCGTTTTGGAGCCGCGGACGCGTTTAATGTGCTTGGTAGGGATTTGCACCCTACATGACGTGTGGACATACTGGTTGTCAACCAACACCCGTTTCTCGCGCCTAACTGTGCGTCTACCTATTCCGCCACAAGCACGTGTTAGCCAAAAAGACATATCTAAAAGGCTAACTTCTTCATCATTGAGTGCCAATCTGCTTGTCGTCTCCGAAGATTTTACCACGAGCTATCAGAGCAGTCCCAATAGCTAACTAATCACGTTATACAGTTTTAGCCCTCATGAGTGACCATGCTGTATAACAATATCGCTGGTAGGCCTCGAACCTACATCCCATTGTGGCTTACCAATTAGCCCACAGCGATTACCAATCTGTAATTTGGAAGATTACTTCATGAACGTCAATCACATTTGGCATACTACCAATTTAGCACGATTGTAGGGGTCAAAAGTCCACGATTAGTCTCAATTTAAATCGTACAATCCTAATTTTTTTGCGCATTTTGAAATAAAACGTGATTTTAGTCTAAATGCAGTTGCACGGCTAATATTAATGCAGTGACTAGATATCAATCCATCGATTGTATATTGCTGGTGCTTTTTGAAATACAGCTCATTAATAATCACCTCAGTGTCATGTTCAGCACCATCTAAACAATCGTCAATCACTTCCCGTTGATGTTTCAAGGCATTAATGCGCCGATCATCATCAATCGTGATAATCGTGTTGAGTGTCGTTTCAGGATACTTGTATTGTGCCTTGCCACCTCCGACATTATCATCACGTGGTACAGTTGGATAACGTAATTCCTGTTCACGTTTCTCGATATACTTGTCAATCTTGGGATAGTCACGTAGAATATCTTCAACTTTTCTAATCGTCGTTCGTTTCACTACCAATTCCCCTTTCGCTCAACGCCATAATATCAGCAATAAAGTCCTGGCCAATTTGTGCCTGTTGCTCAGTTGTCAGTGCCGCGTTCATTTCCAGGTTGGCAACTGTGGCTTTCGTTTGGATTGCTTTGGCGTATTCGATGTCAGTCATGCCTGTTCACCCACCAAATTACTGATTCAATAAACAGCAATACGCCAACTGACGTTATCAAATACCCTATCAATTGCAACGGGGAAGAATTCCAAAGAAGTTCAAATATCTGTTTCATTTGTCTTCCTCCACTGTGTACCCGTCTAGCCACGCACGGGCAACCGTGTCCGCATGCGTTCTAATCCAATTGCCAACACTAACTCGCCAAAGTCCCAAGTAAGTAGCATGGAACACCCATCCTAGCTTATAATCACCCTTTTTAGCTTGCTTAATTATATAAGCAACATTTTCGGGAATCACCGACAACTCGGCATACGTCTTCTTAAATACCTCATCTGCAATCGCCCAATGCTCGCCATTAACGCCGGTTGCAATCCAGTCACCAACGTTTATTTTCCCTGACCCTGTTAGATATAATTCAGGGCTGTGGTGAGTTCCAAGCATTGTTCCTGCGTCAATCAATTCATACTTGTTAACCATATTGTCGCTACCATCAAATTGCTCAGCATTGATAGTAGCTGTTTTACAATAAATTTTAATCATTTCGCTTTCCTCCATGGATTGTCATTAAAAGTAAGCACCCAAACTTTTCTAGCTCCTTTACCGGGGCCAAACCCTATACTATTAACACTAGATCCCCAAATATCATAGTCAAAGTTGTATTTATTTATTGGAATATGGCGCTCATACGAAACACTCAAATCAGCAGACCCAACTAAATCTTTTAGACTAATCCCGCGTTCTTCTTCAAAATACTGTTTGCCAAAATAGTCATTAATGTAAGCCATACAAGCTTTTCTCACACGTTCTTTATCAACTTCGTTAACCCCTACAACGTATTGTGACTGGTATTTCACACTGTTTACATTGCCATCAATGCAATATAGTCCACCGACAATTTTCACTCTCTTACCTCCAATAGTTCCGGATTCTCGTGCACGTTGCCAATAACTTCATCGTCGTAACTAAAGGTATGTGGTTTGTCATCGCTAAGATTATTAGCATAAAAGCCGCTAATAATATCCTCGCGATCAGTCTCTAATATCCCTTGCTCTACAATTTGAATCAGTCCAGCTTTTGTTTTCAGAATGTCGCCTTCATAGATGTCCTTGCCGTTCACGTCTGTCAGGCCGGTAAACTGTTCAAGCTTAAAATCACTTGCGTCTAAGGCGTCCAAGGTCAAACCTTTCAATTCGTCATAGTCTCTAATTACGTTGCACTCGTTGTCCCACGCTCTAAACTTAATCATCGTCGCCATCTCCTATCACTAACAAGCCTGTGCCAATTGACTTAAGAACCATTCTATTACTTCATATGATTCACTCATTTTCAATCCTCCCCGAACGCCCGCTTATTAATGTTGTATGGCTCATATTCCTTGGCCAATTGCTTGCTATCTAATGCTTTAGCTTTGTTTGCTTCAGCGTGTTGCTTCATGCGCCGGTGCTTCCGTTTAATCGTTGAACGTTTCTTAGTGTGTTTAGGCATTCTCATCCTCCGTAATGTAGTATTTGTTTTCGTCAATCGCACGAATACGCCTATCAATCCAACTGTTACTCCGTTTTAGCTCCCGAGACGTCCTAGTTTTACCATGCTTACCTTCCATGACTAATTTAATAGCATTATACTGGGTACGCGTAACCTCCGTGTAATCGCCTGATACGGCCTTAATTCCAGGCATCTTATACAAGTTAGCTAGTTTGCTCTCAGGCACGTTATCCATGCTTCCATATCTCGCTTCTAGCTTATGAATTACTTCTAGTTCTTTAGGCCAATTTTTGCTCGCCATAGGCTAACTTCCTTTCAAGCTCCTGTTCGTAATGAGCGTGTATCTCATTCGTACAATTTGGGCATGGCCCAAACGTGAACCCATAACTTCCAAGTGGTTGCTGAACAACTTTACTCCCATGACATAATTCACAACTCATACACTTCTGACTCCTTCCATGTTGTCAAAAAGCAATTGACAGTTAGTGTCCTTGGTATATAAACGATCAATTGTCTGACCACTATACATGTTTTCTAACTGGCTTCGTGTATTGTTGGTAGTGATAATCGTTGCTAATTTGCCATCGTTAATGTTAAGATTCCATCTGGCATTGGCAACGTCATACATCAACGTACGTAAATCTTTGTGCACTGGCTTGTAGAACCCTTTTTCAGTCGGCTTACCACCTTCAGTACCAAAGTCGTCTAGCACCAACACGTCGACTTTTTTCATGTCCTTTAGAACATAGTTTAAGCGTTCTCTGACATCTGGCGCATCGTATTTCTCGTTGACCAGCCGTAGCAATTCAGCTGTTGAGACAAACATTGCTGTCTGTCCTACGCTCATTAGCTGATACATAATTGCTAGCGCTAATGATGTTTTGCCAACGCCGGGTCCGCCTGCAAGTGCTACGTTGAACTGGTTAGTCTCTAATTGCCTAGCTAACTTAAATGCCTGATTGCCAAGCTCTCTAGCTTTAGCTTGATTAGGCTGTTTATCAACCTGCCAATCATTAAAGCTAAATCGTAGTGGCACGCCTCCAGACCAGACTGACATGCGATAGTAATACCGTTTTCGGTTAGCAACCACACCAGCGTTGGCACGGTCAATCGTTTGATGGTCCAATTCTTCTTTGGTTGGCAACTTAGTCGTGTCAATGCCTCTAGCCGCTACTACTTTTTGAATCGTGGCTTGATTGAATAACTTCGTTACATTTTCCATTAGCCAAACCAGTCCTCTCGTGTTTGTGGCGCAACATTAGTCGGGCGATCCCGTTCAGCCTGACCCATGAGCGTGTCATACTGCTTGCGTAACTTTCCTGCCGATAAAATGTTTGCTTGCCAGAATGAATTATCCTGTGACCAATCTACTAGCCAATCTAATTTTTCATAATCACGATGATCACGTTCATGAGCTAGACGGATGTCATTAGCCCATTTCTGTAAGTTTGGCTCTTTGAAGTCGGATTGCCGTTGCTTAATTCTGGTCAACAAATGGAGTGCTACTTTGTAGGGTGGATCATCGGGTCCATACTCGGTTTTTGAGTTGGGACGTTTATTATTTGTAGTCTCTGTAGTAGTCTCTGGTAATCTATTGGTATTGGTTGGCCCATTTTGGGCTACTCCATTGGGACATTCTGGTCTATTCGTTGGCCCATTTTGACCCAATGGTTGGCCCTCTAATTTTTCGTAGTTAATGCGGTACCATTTAGTCTTATCAAACCCGGCCTTGTTGTAGTTTCCAGAGATCAAAAACTCGTCTTTCTCAAGGCTTGTAATCGCCCGTTTTAAAGTCTTTATGCTCCAAAAAGGAAATTGTTTATGCCAACTCGTATAGCTGTTGTAAATCCACTTATACCCGTCACGTTCGTTGTTTGAACGATTTAGCCAGTAATGGAACTGCTGTAAAACAATTGCTTCGTTTAGACCAACCTTAACGGCCAGCGACGGCAGCACCTGTAACGGTGGTTCACTAATTAAAAGGTTATTCATCTATATCACCTCAATCATATAGTGGGCATTCCACCCATCCGGTGTATTAGTCACTGCTGTATTTTTAGTTCAAGCCAATTCGTTTTAGTGTTTCTAAATCACATTTCAACACTATATTCAATTAATCCCAGATTCTTTAAATTTTTCATAGCACGTGAAAAGTCATTAATGCTAATGCTGTTTTGACTTAGCAATTTGTATGTGTCACATTTTCCAAGTGCCAGTTCACCAATTATCTGAATAGTCTTCAAATCATTTTGGCAAAGCAACCATTTTTCATATAGTGAGTTTATGTTTTTACTAAGATGACGAATGTCTGTAAAGTTTACGCTGATTCTGTATCCATTTTTAATCATTATTTCATCCCCCTATTAAACATCCATGAATTCAAGCAAAACGCCATTGCCATATTACTTTCGATTAGATACAATTCTGGAGTTAATTCTTGTGGATCGATTAATGCAATCCGTGTAATACCATAGAGAATACAATCCTGTTGTTCTTTGTAAGGTAATGGATTATCCATAACTACCGCCCTCACTTTCTTAGCACTTGCAAACGAGACTGCTTTGGAATAGAGTAGATGTTGGTGTTAAGCATCTGTTCCATTAGTCCATCGTTAGCCGCTACTAGCGATGGTTTTTTTTTGCGCTCGTTTCCACTCGTGGAGTGGTAAAATTGATACTTTTTGCATGATCATTCCTCCTACTTGAGCACTTGAATACCATTGGTAATAATCTCGAATTGCTGTCCATTTTGTTCAACTACAGCCACATCTTTTTGAGTGCGCAATGTGAACGGAATTTTTTTAATATCTACTACTTTACCAACGCCAGCTTCTCGTATTAATTGGCCACAACTATACTCTGCCTTGTAACTCACTCGATCACCTACATGAACTTTCATGGTTATTCCTCCCGATACATTGGTGGTAATGTAAATGTCCATCCATCGTCGTTTTCTTCATCTGGCTCGCAAACATTAATATCGTGTTCTTGTAATTCAGCAATAAACTCTTCTGAATAGTAAAGACGCGGGTGCCTTTTAATAATTCCGGTTGTGTCATAAGCAATAGCATTAATCAGCTCACGTTCATCTGCACGAATCGCGTTATACTTACGTGCTCTTAACGCGTGCTCAATGTCTTCTTCATACATATCATTTCCTCCTTACTCTGCACCTTCACTGCCTACTTGAGTTTTATGTGCTTCTAAAAACTCATTTGCGTCATCTTGATCAATCCTTCTAACACCACCTATCTGTGTAACTTTAAGTCCCTTTTTAATGAACGAATACAATGTGTTATAAGAACCAATGTTGAAAAATTTTAGTGCTTGCTTGTAATTCATTTGCTTTGGCAAATCTGTTTGCATGCTGTTTCCTCCTTAAATTTCAAACATGTTGCTAACTTATGACTACTACTTTCTAATCATTCACAATTGATGGTCAGAACATGCGAAATCAAAATAATGTTCATGGCGTATAACTCCTTATAGCGTTACAATTAGTATGTCTTTAATAATTGAGGTGATTAAAATATGAATGAAACCAGTAAGTTCGTTGCTTTTGAACTGTTAAACAGAGGCCAACACTACGACGCCCTTTACAAATTATTAAAAAACTTTTCTACTCACCGAAAAATCACAGAATCACTTTGGATGGTAAATACTTCTCTCACTCCTGCAAAATTAAGAGACACTATAAAACCCTGTTTAGATGAAAATGACCATCTATTTATTATTGACTATGTTTCCGGATCACGATCTGCATGGTTTAATACTATAGATGATTTTAAAGATGCCTTAGCCCATGAAGATGACAATAATTAATATTCATTATTTTTTTATTGTCTTTTTTCAATTTGATTGTTCGAAAACAAAAATTATTTATTCCAATTAATCGAGGCGAATTATTATTAAATATTTAATCAGCTATGACTTAGAAAGTTCTTCCGAAAATTATGAAGAATTAATAACTGCCATCAAATCTTTTGGCGGATGGGCCAACTTAACACATTCATGTTGGTGTATAACTTCTGGCTTGTCTGCAAAAAGCATACGCAATCATTTGGTAAAATATATAAATGAAAATGACAAACTTTTTGTGGCCAAGCTAAGCGGTGAAGCTGCTTGGCACGGTTTCACGGACGATGTCAAAACGTGGATTAAAAAGCACTAGTCTCTATTCTTACTCTGGACCCCCATGTTACTTGCAATAATGTGGAGGTCCTTTTGAATTATCCATAATACACATACCAGTTTATTTAGTACTCTTGCTATTGCAGTGTCCTCCTTAAATACCAAACCAATGTTTAATCTCACAGCGCTTGTACCACACGGTTGTTAACGCCCAAGTTAATACTGCTACTTCTACCATGGCAATTCCTCCTTATAAATTGAATCATCATCTACCCGCCTAGGTTTTAATCACTTAAATTTTGATGATTCAATAACCATTTTTCGACTGCCGGGGCGTACCATTTGCCATCTTCTTCTGGCTTTGGGAAGCCTTCTTTGTCGCGATAGTGCTTGTCGAATGTATCAACCTTGATTCCAAACTCAGAGTAGAAATCTTTACGTCCAATCATTTTATGATCAACAGCTTGCTGACTACGTCCATCTGCAATACCTTGTTCATATGCTTGCGTGAAAAGCTTCGACAAAGCACTTACCAAACTGTCCATCCCGGTCACTCCTTTCGGTGTATAATTTTGTTATCCCAATTAATCGAGGTGAAATTTAATGGACAATAGTGAATTAATGAAACTTATTTCAGAGAAAACAGATAAAGTTTGGAATGGCGATGCTGAAATTAATTTAGTTGCCTTTTTAAAAGCGCAACTTGACAATGCCGGCACCCCACTTTCCCCAGCTCAAGTTAGCTCTTTGACCGTGGCAACTACAGCTTTAACAAAAGCAACTACCAAAAACACGCTCGTTGCGATGATCAACGTTTTATCAAAGATGGGCGTGCTTAACGCTGACTAAGCCTTCCCGTGACAATATCGGTAGCGTGAACACTTTTAATATCTGCCTTTATTTTCTTGGCCTCCGTGTTACTTGCGATAACATGGAGGTCTTTTTCGATTGCCCATAATACGCGTACTAGTTGCTTTAGTGTTTTTGTCATATTGTTAATCCTCCTATGCTGGCTGTTCATTTAAGTAAAGGTCGCTCATACCAAGCATGTCCGCTGCTTGTGCTAAAGCGTCATAGTTCGTCGCTTGAACTTCGCTAACTGTGCTCGGCTCCCACTTACCACCGTTAACCCGAGATTTAAGGTTAGGGTTCAACATCGTATCGTTATACTCAAGCAAGAATTTCAGTGCTTCACGTACATTTTCAAATTCCATCGTTTTGCCTCCTATGCTGGCTCCTTGTCGAATCGAAGTGACGTCTGTCGAATGATTGTCTTAGTTGCTGTAGATGGCTCCCAGTCGTTGATGAAGTCCATTACCATCTGGTAGTCCTTCTTGCGTAGCATTGACCGAGCGCTCACGTTAGCAATCTTCTTGATTCCACTGCCAATATCCTTGAACAGCTCGCCTCGTTGTTTCTGTGTGATATGGCCATAGCTATGTGCAACTTCCGACACGCGCTGGTTAACACGCCGGTTAAGCGCACTATATTCAGGATTAGGAATAACTTGGTTCTCTTTGAGGTCTTTCACATCACCCTCCACACTATCTAGGCGCTGATTAGTTTCCTCATTGGCTTGCAGCGCCAATCTCGCAATCTCTCGTGGGGATGTTGGCAGTGCAAACTGTTTCGGGTTGAAGTAGTTTTCTTCCAGCTCATCAAACATGTCCCAAGCTTGATCAGTTCCAAGCATTTTAGAATGCCGGCTAGCACCACGCTTCGTCCAAAGAATTAGTGTTTTAGCATTTTTCCCAACAAGGTCGAAAATTTCGACTCTGTCTTTGAACTCTTTGAGAGTCTCCCCTGTTAATTGGTAAAAATGTTTCCCTTTAACAAATTTGCTACGATTATTGGCAAAATTCTGCTTAATACGCTGAGACGTTGTTCCATAAAATTCGGCTAACTGTTCAGTAGTTAAAATTAGATCTCCGTTAAATTTAACTTGTTGTACTTCTTGCATGTGGATCATTCCTTTCATTTCATTGAATTCCTAAAATTTTGGTCATTTGTGACCGAATCCGCCTTGACTTGGGTTCGTTACCACCTTTGATCGCACGGTTAACTTGTGACGGTGTGACCTTTTCGGACTTAGTGGTAAGCATTTCAGCCATTTCTTTTTGAGAAATTTTGTGGCGGCTCAATGCAGTTTTGTATTTAATTTCAATTTCCAATGCGACATCTTCGATTGTTTGTTCTGGCATTTTTAATCCTCCTTTACATAATTTATTAATGAATAAGTTTATCCATTCTGTTATAATTGGTGTGCTTATTAGAATTGCCCAATTGAATAGTAATATTCAACTCGAATCGGGTGAATTCAAGGAAAGCCTAAACCACTGTTGGCAAGGTAACCCTGAGCCAAGCGCAACGTGTCTCAAAGAGTTGTGAAGGTGCAACGCATAGATGGTGACTGACATCAATAATCCATTCACGAGCGCCCGACGGCCTTATTAGGTCGAAAAGATATGCTGAGCTAGCTAAAAATAGTTAGAAGCTAGAGATAAAAAACTTTAGCGACAACATTACTGAGTGTTCCAAATTATCAAACCGGTATTTCAAAGATTCTATCCGGTGCGACAGCAACTCCTGACTCAATCGTTAACAATTTGAAAGGGCGTGGTTTTATGAAAGGAATGGATAAAGCCACGGTGCTTTCAAAACGCAACCAAGATGTTCTGGCAGGATTTGAAAAAGTAACTGGTAAATAGCTAATAAGCACAAGTCGTCTAATTGGACGGCTTTTTTCATCCCCTTTGCATAATTTATTCATCAAGTTATTGACTTTAATTAAACTATAGTTTAATATTAAGGCATATTAAATAAGCAGTTCAAAGCCTACTAATACCGCAATTCCTCGCCAAAGTTATTGTTTTGATAGGCTTATGATTTGTTGCTTGATTACTTGATGAATTAATAATACAACTATAGTTTAATTATTGCAAGAATTTTATAACTAAAGTTTATTTTTTGTTCATCAAACATGGGAGAAATACCATTATGACAATGTTTGATAGAGTAAAAGAAATTTCTAAAAAGAGAGGGTTAACCCTCGCCCAATTAAACGAAAAAGTGGGATTTAAACAGAACGTTATTTATTCATGGAAAACAAAAACACCTTCTGTCGACAAGGTCAAAGCCGTTGCCGATGTTCTAAATGTTTCTGTTGATTACTTATTAGGAAATACAGATAATCCAGAGCCCTCCACTTCGTCTGATAACTTGACAAAGAATCAAAAATTAATTGCCTACTCTATTGACCCGGACATATCAGATGAGGAACGTCAGGCCATAATAAATATGGTCAAGGAAGCAATGAAATTTCGTCGTAGACTGTAGGTGACCGGTATGACAGACTTGGAAAAGATTGAAGATATGTATCCACAACTTAAATTTTGGGGTATCGAAGTCAACAATCCACACTATCATGGCTGTATCGTCGGCACTGACGTCTATATCAATACTCTTCAAGATGACATTGATTGGCTTAAAACAGCATTGCATGAGGCTTCGCACTATGAAAATGATAGCGGTAACTTAACAAACGCAAGATTAGTGGAAGTATTACGTGCTGAAGGATATGCTGATAGGCAATCTATACGGAGTTTCAATATTATGTTTGGATAACTTATAGACCAGATGCGGATGTCGGTAAAAGCTGAAATTTTTAGGGGGTATTGTGTTGTGTCAAAAAAAATAAAGGGAGCAGACGGTCAAACCTATAAGATGGTAAGTCCATCAAATAATGAGGTCAGAAAAAGGACTATAGAAATAGTTTTATCTGTAGTTAGTATGATTGTTTCCGTCATCTCGCTAGCATCTGGTTTTGGAGCGGCTGCGTTTGTTGATGCTTTCGGCGGCGGTGGTATTTATACAGGAAAACTAGTTCTAGGAATCCTATTATCAGTTCTCGCTTTTTCTTTTGTCTTCTTTCTAAACAAAAAGCATACTTTATTTAGCTGGGCAATAATCGTTGTCGGCATTATCCTACTATTACTTTGTGGAGATTTCGGTATTGCTGGCGGAATCCTGTTTATTATTACTGGGATTATTGCACTTATTAGAAAGTAGGGACTGAAATGGCTAAAAAAATTCAAGATGAAAACGGGAATACTTATGTAGCAGTGAAACCATGGTACAAGAAATGGTGGATCTGGGTTATAGTTGTAATTCTAGTAATTTTTGGAATTGCTGCGTTTACCGGCGGATCAGATGATTCTTCTTCCAAAACTACGACCACCAGTTCAAAAGCAACTGCTCACAAAACTACGACATCCGAAACTAAGCCTGCCGCAACAGCTTCAAAAACTATCAGCGTTGACTATGATTCATACAATGTAGCAAATGAAAAGACGTATAAAATTAATTATTCAGATACATCATGGAACGCAGCCACTGTTAAAGTTGATAAAGTAACGGTCTACAAATTAGCCCATTCGTATAAATATAAATCAGCAAATGATGGTACTTTCCAAGCTTCTGGATTTGTTCGTATTCACTTTGTAATTTCGCCTACTAGAGACATATCCATCTATCCAACACAAGGGACGGCAATTTATAGTAACGGTGAACAACATGAAGCAGATTCTTTAGAATCGTGGGACGGTGACATCGCCAAAGGTGCTACAAAATCTGGAAATGTAACCATTCCTGTTAAGAGCTTAGATTCCACTTCGTCACTAAAAAGTATAAGGTTTAAGTTTGATGCCCATTATGACACCGATAATATGGATGATAACAATTCTGATAAGACCTTCGATATCACGTTAAATATGTAAAATGTTTTTAGCCCGTTACCAGCCTAGCGGGCAACATGCGAGCGTAGTTCAACGGTAGAACAACAAAAGTCATACAAGGTTTCCTGCTTTCAACAAGCATCACGCAGGTTCGACTCCTGCCGCTCGCGTTGACCAGATACGGATGTCGCTAAAAACTGGGGAATTTGGAGGAATTATTGTAATGGGACTACTAATAATGATCGTCATCTTTCTAGCACTATGGAAGATATTAGGAACACTAGGACACATCTTTTTACCAATATTGGCCGTGCTATTTATCATGGCAACCTGGATTCCTTCACAAGCAATCGTTATGGTAATTTGGGTGCCAATCGCGATATTATATTTTATCGGCTTGGCCGGGTATAAACATGTTAAGTAGAACTAGTATAAACATATTTTAATCGGGGGAAAGTCATGGAATTGTATGTAGGAAGGTACAGCACACACGTGTTCGACTTCAACATTGTAATTGGCATCATTTGCTTTATAGTGTTAGTCGCCATTTTAGCTTACTGGATTCATAAACGAAAGTAGCACCATCGCCCACTACCAGCCTAGCGGGCAACATGCGAGCGTAGTTCAACGGTAGAACGTGTCCACTCCAAATAGAGTTCCCCTGCTCTTAACACCTACTATGCAGGTTCGACTCCTGCCGCTCGCATTGTACGTTAATAGCAAATAATTATGGAGGCACCTATGAATATTGATATCACAAAACTATTAGATTGGGGATTGATAGTACTATCTCTTTACTTAGTTGTGGATACACTTCTGCAAACAAATCATAACAACCCCTACAACATGTTTATAATAACCCTCAAATTAATAGTTGCCATCATCGTGGGATTGTTTGGTATGTACACAACTTTTTACAACATCTATTGAAACTTCTGTTAACATGCGAGCGTAGTTCAACGGTAGAACAATGTTCCAAGTCTTGAAGCCCATTCTTTCTTGGAGTACTATGCAGGTCCGACTCCTGCCGCTCGCGTTTAAATTTTTGAATATAAAACTTAACAATTATTGGAGATGGTTAGATCGATGAATTTCAATTGGAAATATGCTCTTGTGAATAATATTGACTTTTACCCATTTTTCATAGTGCTGGCATTGGAGGAAACATATCCAAAATCAATATTTGCAGATTCACTATGGATATTGCCAGTTATCTTTATATTTTCATTAATAGCCCATTTTACTCTATATAAACCAGCTATTAAAAGTAATCCTTCACTTGATCAGAAACATTACACTTCAAGCCTAGTCTCGTGGCTGATAATGATCGTAGGAGTTATTGGAATTATATTTGCTGTTTTCTACTATCATTTCCATTCTCCTTTAATCTGGATTGCTTTTTTGGTATTAGTTCTTTTACGGGATGCATTCGCTAATAGCGACCTATAAGGACTAAAAAGCACATCCCAACCGGTCAAAGTTTGAGATGTGCTTTTTAAGGAGGTGATAGTAATGAGCGATAAGCCAACAAAATTTATAAAACCAGTAGTACCAAAGCCTGGCCAGAGAAACAGTCCAAACAGAACCGCACCAGTACCACATGGAACCTCAGCGCCCAGTGTTAAGCCCCAAAAATAATTATTATTTTTTTAAATAAAAGATATAGTACTTTAATTTACTTTTGTTATCTATATAGACTCGTGGATAATCTTCCATTCGGATAGATGAATAGTTTTTATTCATTAATTCAATGACTTCATCCTCTGAAAATGTACTTTGTTCCATTTTTTCCTCAGGTGTTAATAACAGTTGATGTTCTAAATCAAGTGATTCAGAATAATGTTCTAAAAACCCAGATGATATATATTGATGATTGAAATCAAAAATGTAAACCATCATATAACCATGATGTTCAAAAGCATACTCATGTGGTGTCTTGGTAGAAATCATTGATAAATTTTCATTACTCCGACTTTTGTTTAATAGTATTTCAACCCTATTAAATAAAAATCGAAGTAACAAAAATGTTATTAATATACTAGTTACTACAGTAATTAGTACGGTAAAAACTACATTCCAAATATTTGGATTGTTTGCTATCACATTAATAATAATTGTATAGATTAGAAAGTTCATTATTGAAAATAAGATACACCATGCTGACCGGTCTTCTTTACTAGAGTAAGAAGACAACGTACCTTGATTTACCAATAAATTATAATTTAAGAATCCTAACGTTCCAGATAAAACAATGCTTATAACGAGTGACTGGTAGTTCATTATTATTCACCTTCGCTTGAAATTAATGAATTTTGTTCACCTATTATAACACAAAAAGCACATCCCCCCCCGCCAAGAAGTAAGATGTGCTACCAATAAAAGCCAGTGGATTACTCCGCTCTTTTTACATACATAATATTATCACAACTAAGGAGGTGATGTCTGCAAGTCCTTAAAATTCTACCCGCCTAGGTGAAATTTAAGGAGGAAATTCAAATGGCAAGTATTAAAAAGAAAAATGGCAAATGGGCCGTTCGCGTTAGTTACTATGATGAATTTGGCAAACGGCACTTTAAAAACAAGAGTGGCTTTTCTCGTAAAAAAGAAGCTGAACAGTGGGCAACTAAATTGGAACAAGCTAAATTTGACCAATCCATAGGAAAATCCGATACAACGACAGTCTTTACAGATTACTACGAGAAATGGTTAGAAACCTATAAATTTGGCAAAGTTTCCCGAATTACAGAACAAGAATATCGATATACTCTTCGCCAAATTGCTGAGTTACTACCTAACGTTCAACTGTCGTCAATGACAAGGCTGCGTTATCAACAATTTATCAATGAATTTGTGCACGGTAATGCCAAGCAACGTGCACAGCGACAACTGACAGATAATCAACCATATCATAGCAAATCATCTGTTGAAAAATTGCATGGCCATATTCATGCTGCAATTATCGATGCCGTAGCTGATAATTTAATAAAGACCGATTTCTGCTTACATGTTGAATTAGGTGGCCACTCCGGTAAACCAGCACAACTAAAATACCTTGACGCGAAAGACATGCAAACGCTAGCTATCGAAGTCAATAAAAACATCAAGCTAATTTCTACTGGAAAATCAATGATCTATACTGGCCTACTAACTGGTATGCGAGTAGCCGAAGTTTCTGCTCTGACTTGGACTGATATCGATTGGCAAAACAAGACTATCCGTGTTAATAAGTCATGGGATTATGTTTATGGCCAAAAATTTAAGAAAACAAAAACTGAATCTAGTATTCGTACAATAACTGTAACTGACGATCTTTTAAATCATCTTAAAACACTGCATGCTTTACAGATGGCAGCTAAATTGGATAACCCAGATCATCTAGTTTTCATGAACAAGCGTGGTCGTATTCCATCCCCTGGAGCGTGTGATAACTTGCTTAAAAAATACTCCAATTCATTGGGAATTAAACGGATTAGTTTTCACGGGTTGCGGCACACCCACGCTAGTTACCTGCTCTATTGTGGCGTGAAGATGGAATACATTTCCAAACGGTTGGGCCATAAGAACAGTTCCATCACTCGTAACGTCTACGCTCATATGATTAAAGAAGACCAACAACAGGAAGACGAACGGACCTTAAAAGCACTCTCTCAGGTCAATTAA